TCAGAAAGGGTAGAAAAAAAGAAAAATGAAGTAGCTCAAGGAACATCAATGGCTGCAGATAATAAAGGTAAATCACGTTCGGGTGCAGGGGCTTTTGCACTTGGTGCAGGAACAGCCCTCGCCGCAAAGGGTATTGTTAAAAAATCTTCAAGAAAAATAAAAGAAATGATATCTAATGCTAAAGATAAAAAAATGGCAGGTTCAGTTAAAGTTGGCGGAATGTATGGAGATGTAAAAAAATTAGCAAAAAGTTCTGCTAAATACGCAAAAGTAGCAGGAAAAGTAGCAGGAAAAGCACTTGATAGAAAAATTCCTGGTTCTTCAAAAATTATAAAGTCAATGTTTAGTGCTAAAGTAAAGAAGTAATGATATGTATACAAAGCCTACATTGCGTGAGTCTATTAAAAACAAAATTATGGCAGGCACAAAAGGCGGTAATTCAGGACAATGGTCTGCAAGAAAAGCACAGCTTGTTGCTTTAGAGTATAAAAAAGCAGGCGGAGGATATACAGGGGAAAAGAAATCCCCTCAAAAATCCTTGACCAAATGGACTGGACAAGACTGGGGAACTAAATCAGGGAAACCAAGCACTCAAGGAAAAGAAGCAACAGGAGAAAGATACCTTCCCAAAAAGGCTATACAAAGTTTATCCGCTTCTGAATATTCAAAAACTTCTAAAGCAAAACAAGAAGGAACAAAAGCAGGAAAACAATTTGTTAAACAACCTAAAAAAATAGCACAAAAGACATCAAAGTTTACTTGACCCCTTCTTGGGGTCTTTTATTTGACTAATATAATTTAATTATGTATATTGAAAGTAAATGTTATAAAAGAAAGGAAATGTAATGGATAACATTAATCCAACGCATTATAAAGAAGGCAAAGTGGAATGTATTGATGCAATAGAGTCTGCAACTAACAATTTATCTGGCACAGATTCTTACTATGTTGGTAACATAATAAAGTATATCTGGAGATTTCAACATAAAAATGGAATTGAAGATTTAAAGAAGGCTAGATGGTATTTAGAAAGAATGATTCAAAATAAGGAGAGTGGAAAGTGAAATATATCAAAGCAGGACACGATAGGGAACTTAAAGAAATTATTTTATTTCCAATTGGTGATTTGCATATAGGTTCTCCACACTTCGATAAAAAAGAATTAATAAATCAGTTAAAATTAATTGATGCAAACAGGGATAAAGCACGAATCATCATTATGGGGGATTTAGCCGAAACTGCATTGAAAGATTCAGTTGGAGCGGGTGTGTATGAGCAACAAGAAAATGCACAACAACAAATGATGACAGCCAAGGTTTTGTTATACCCTTACAGAGATTTGATTGATGGCATTGTAACTGGTAATCATGAAGAACGAACTTATAAAAATTCTGGATTTGATTTAATGTTATACTTTGCACAGATCATGGAATTAGAAGACAAATACATGAGATATCAAGGAGTAATTAGTTACACAATTTTCAAAAGGGACTTTAATGTTTCTGTTTGGCATGGTTCAGGTGGTGGTGGTACTGCTGGTGGGGCAATGAATCGTTTACAGAAGCAAGCAGATACTGTGTTCGCTGATTTATATCTTATGGGACATGTTCACAGAAGACAAGCACATACAAAGGTAATGTACGTGCCTGATAACAGGAATGGTAAAATAGATTTGGTGAAGCAGGTATTTGTAGTTACAGGTTCAGCACTTACTCATGAAGGTTCTTATGCAGAAATGGCAGGATTTGCACCAACGGAAAAAGGATTTCCTAAAATAACATTATCCGTTGAAATGCAGGTAAAAGGTAATTTTAAATTAAGAAAAAAAATAATAAAGGTGGAGATATAATGGAAACAAATATCTTTCTAGAAATAGATTTTGAAGATTGGTTCGATTATATGTTTGAAAATTTAATAAAGAATGGGTTTGTAGCAGATGAAGAATTTATAGTTTTTTTTATGGAAACAAGTTTAAATTTTTTTGAAGAAAGAAGTTTATTTTCAAAAGTCGATATGAATGAAGGAATAGAATATGACGATTAGTTTTATTTATTTTTATTCAGAATAAAATTCAATGCAATTTTAGGTATATTAATTTTTTTAGCTAATTCAGTTCTTTTCATAAATTTATTTTCTTCTAGAATTAAATACTGCAGACTAGTAATTTTATAATTCATCATTTTATTTAAAAATCCATCTTCCGAAAAATCACTTTGATTAATTTCGGAACTTGTTTTTTCTAAATTTAAATTGTGTCCTTCTTGAATCAACTGTCTTAGTAATCTGTACAACCTTTCTTTAGATACTTGCAATATTCTTGACATTCTATTTCTTGAAATTTTTTCTGAAGTTAATCTTAGGATTTCTTTTTTTAATTTATTATCCTCTGAAATTGTTTTAATTTGTGCTTCTGTTAACTGTGTGGATTCTTCTAAGTATACAAGATCATATGATTGTCCTTGATATTTTGGTAATTCGAGTTCTTCATTCATTTTTTTTCTCCTTTTATTTAACTATTTGGTAAAACTAAAACTTTTAATTTTTGACGACCGAATATCTGAGCGTCCATTAAATCTTCCATGTAAACATCTAACTTTCCTTCTGCAATTGCTGAGCCTCTATCCTGACATGTAAAAACCGTATCAAATGCAGGGATATACACTTTTATGCCAAACTCAAAACTGTATGGACAAGCTAAAGTAATTCTTTCAACTGCCATTTCTCCACTTGCTGTCACTCCATAGGCTTCGTGTCCTTCTCTTTTACCCGTTGATTCATACCCTGCTGTGTAAGCCGTAACTTCAAATTCTTCGTAATCACTTATTAATTTTTTAATATACACAATTTCTTTTTTTGGGACATATACGATTTCCTTTTTAGAAACAGTTGGTTCTGATTTGACAACATTCCAAGCTAATTTAACAACAAATACTAAACTATAACTTAAAATTAAAATTAAAAAAATCCAACAAAAAATACTCATTAGTATTCTTTTTATCATATTTCACCTTACTTTCCATATAAATTATCCATATTTAAACCATCTTCTAAACTTTTTTGATAATATTCTTTGAAATATTTTTCAGTAACTTCAAAATTAGATAAATGTCCAAAACCTGTTGTGGTATCGCAATACATTTTCACTCCTGCTTTTTTTAACTTTAAACAAAAAGTTAAATCTTCTCCAAGTCCTCGTTTAGGAAAAAAATATGGTTTTTTTAAATTTTTAAAAACTTCTCTTTTGATTAACACACAAGCCATTCCCGCACCTTCGATTTCTAGAATCCCTTCACTGTAATCAATAGGAACTTCTAATAATGGTTGATTATTTTGATACGTTAACTTTGTATAAAAACATGGTTGGAAAGGTGGTGTCCTTTTGAAAGCCATTGCTGTCACAAACGGAAGATTATATGAAGCAAGTTTATCTACATCTTTTGGTTCAAATGTCATATCTGAGTCTATGAATAGAATTGCATCACAACTTGATGCTAAAAAACCTTCAACCATTTTTTCTCTAACATCATAAATCAAACTGCTCGATGTACAAGTGAAATCAAAGGTATGTTCACCTCTATGTCCAAACAATTTCATAAAACTAATAAATGTTGCATAGTCTACTGATCTGTGTACAGGTATTCCTACCATAATTCTCATTATTATTCCTCCTTCCCGACAATGAAGTCGGGATATATGTTATTCTTCTCTTTCAATACTTTGTTTCTGGTTAAATCCACTTGGATATCTTTTTTCTAATTTTTCAATATTGCTTCTAGCCACATCATTTAAATTTATCCCATGAATTAATGCTAAATTTGAAACGTACCATAACACATCACCTAGTTCTAATTTAAGTTTTTCTTTATCAATTTCATGACCATGAAAATATACTTTCTTTAAATAATCAACTACCTCTCCTGCTTCTCCCGCTAAACCCATAGATAAATTAGAAATAGATAAAAGTCTATCCACAAAGGATAATGTTAAAAAAGCTTCAGGTTTCATATTCATCGTTCTTTTTGAATAATGCTGATAATCACTAAAATTCATTTTTTCACCTCCTCAAATTCGATTTCTACTCTTGGGTTAGCTTTGTCAATTTCAAAGTCCATGATTCGTGGCAATGCCCACCTATCATCTACGTATATCCCTGCCGTTTCTAAGGCATCCATGAGTATTTTAAGTGTATTGTGCGTATCTCGCCTTCTGTGGTCTGGGAAGTAGTACCAAAGCTTTACAATCGTCTTGTACTGGCACGTTTGCCATCCGTTCTTCTGTTGCCAAACTTTTGTTAAGATTACAGCATCTTCAAACCAACTCTTTGCTGACTTGCTCAATATCCTTGTAAGCCTGTGTCCAATTCGACCGTTAATGTACATGTGATTTACGCTTGGTGGTAATCTCAAAGTTAGTTTCAAAATATCACCCTGAATTCTATTTCTTTCTGAATTCTCCGCATCACTTCAGAACATGACTTTTCATTGAATTTAAACGTTGTTTTCATTTCTAAAAAAGCGTCTGCGTATTCATCCAAAAGTTCTTCAACATTCATTGATTTAATTTCATATTCTTCAAGAATTCTATCATAGTTCATCTCTATCCCTCCAAATTTATATTTTACCTTTTTTACCTAAATCAATTAAAAGCAATGCAATTTCCTCAATTGGTCTACGTACTACTTCCGACAATTCAATTATCTTTTTTCCACTTTTGTAACCATTTATAACCCTTTTTGCTTCTCCATTTGTCCAGTAATAATCTAAATCTGCTAGTGCTATGAATCCGTTCGAGTCCATCATCTACCCTCCTTATTCTTTCCATTAGTTGTTCAGTGTCCCATAATGGTTCTCCGTATTCCAAAAACTTGTACATTGGTTCACTGATATTTAACTTTTGTGCCATTTCCGTTTGTGATAAGTTATGCTTTTTTCTTATGGAAACAAGCAACTCGTTAAGTTTCATCTGTATCACTCTTTAACCTGTAATTTAAATCCTTTCCTTTTAACTCAACCCTGTAACCTCTTGTCATTTCATATATTCTGGATCCGATAGCTTCATCAAATGCAATGATTTCGTCCATCGATTTTTCTGAACTTATAAGCATTGGCAAATTGTTCATGTATCGGTAGTTAATTACCGCAAACATTTGTTCTAGCTGAAAAGCTGTGGGCTGAGTTCTACCTTTAAATAAATCGTCAATAAACAGAACATCAATCGTCTGCATTTTATTAATCTTCGCTTCCATCTCATCAAAGTTCGACTTGATTTCATTAAAACCTTCAACGAATGGAAAGTAAAGTAAAGGTACAGCTTTTTCTAAAAGTTGATTAGCGATTGCCATTAATAGATGAGTCTTTCCGCATCCACTTTGACCTAATAACGCTGTAGAATTTACTCTGTCATGTCTTATGTCATCAAAGTTTCCTGAGTACATTATGGCACACATGTGAGCGTTACGAACGATGTCTTGAAGGTATGCAGGCGAAAAACTCTGGAAAGTTTTCTTTCGGAACTCAAATGTTATCTTTGAAGTATTTATAACTCTCTCTGCTCTACCTTGTTTAAAGCAATTACAAACTGCATAAAACTCTAATCCTTCTTCATTTTTTTTGACATAACCTCCATTATCCTGACAAATTTGACATTGATAAGTAATCGATTCCTGACGATTTTGCGAGTGCGATGTAATCGATTTGTTTGAATCTAGGTTTTGGCTCATCAGTTTCATTGCTTGTATTTTTTCTATTATCGTTTGGAAGTCCATATCCCTTAGACTTTTCATTTTCATTGACCCTTTCCAATACCCAACCAATCAAAACGTGATAGTGGGATTTATATTTTTTTCCTGAAGTCATAAGATAGTTGTTAAGGGTTTCAATTCCTTTATTCAACTTTTCTTCTGTTTCATATCTTTCAATTAACTTTTGATATTCTATATCAGATATTTCAACACACTCATTATATATTTTCTTTGTTAATTCTTTATCTTGTTTGACCTTTGTTGACTTTTGTTTTTCTGTATCATCTTCAACTATACTATCCTTACCTAACCTATCCTTACCTAACCTATCCTTACCTAACCTAACCTGTGTAGACGGATTGTCTACATTCTGTATACATTTTGTATACACGCTTTCTTCACACTCATAAACTCCATCGACTTCGTTTATTTTTTCAAACTCCTCGCTGTAAATCGTCTTGGTATATCTATCCTTGGATATATAGTTGTGTAGCCTCCAATGTTTTATTACACATACCCCAGTTTCAAAGGGAATTAAGTATTGTTTAGCAATTAAAAGTTTAAAATCATCGTTAGAACAACCTGTCATCCTTTGTATTTTTTTTGGTGATGCAACAAACCCATCGTCATCCGCTCGCATGGATAAATCGTAATATAAAAGTCTAGCACTACTTGGCATGTCAATAAATTCATCGGTATCTATCACTTTTAAACTAAACATTCTTCGCTGAGCCATCTCTTTCCTCCTGTTCATCAATCAACGTTTTAATCATTTTACCCATTGTCACCTTTTTCAAAGTTGCCATTACTTTGAGCTCGTAATGCGTATCATTATCCATCCAAATAATTTTTTTATCCACTTTTTTCACCTCCATTTATAAATTGTATCACACTATTAATCATATTACAATTGATAATTTAAATACATAATTAATTTACTTAACACCTCTTTTTTTAGGTGAATCTACCCACATTTCAAGACATTCACTATACATTTTCCTTGTTTTTTTGACTACCTCTATCTCTACCTCTTTTTCTACCTCTTTATCATCACTCACTCTTAACACCTCTTTTTTTCAAGTGAATTTCAGTTGATAAGTCCCCTGAATTACAAGAACTGATTATGAATCTTCTCCAACAATATTCAGTAAACCTACCTTTTAAAAAACTATTTCTAAAAATCCATAAAAACAAGTAAGCCCTTTGAGTGTAATAAAATCTTTTAAAGCGTAAAATAAACATATTAAAAACTCCCTTCAATTTTTTCTTTATACTTTTTAAATTTAACGAACCAATACAATCTTTTTTCGTAACCCATGGAATTATCCAAACGATAGTCACAATAATTTATCATCAACCTATAAAATATTTTCAAGATTTCACCTCCTCTTATAACTTGCTTCCACAACGTCCACAGATGCCCTTAAATCAATTTTAAACCTTATTACCTATACTTACATTGTATTGCTCCTATGTTGCTAATACAGGCATGATAAAAGGTTCACACCTGTATTGTATACATTCGCACTAGAATGGTAGATCAATATCCTTACCTGCAAAAAGAACATCATCTGTAACTAAACTGCTTGTTTTTTCTTGCAATAGTTTATCTATAATTATTCTATCCTGATAAACTTTTTTGCCGTCCTTCTCATAATTATTATTCTGCAACTTTCCTTCAAAGTGAATCTTATCACCCTTTTTGTAAGAATTCGCAATTTGTTCTGCTAGATCAAAGAAAACAACTAAGTTAAAATAATCTGTTTTCTTTTTAGCATCCGTGATTGAAATGCTGATTCTTGAAAATGCTGTTCCATTAGCTGAATATTTAAAATCTACGTCCTTAACTAAAACTCCTTGCATAATAAGTTTATTCATTTTGAACCCTCCATAATTTTTTTTCTCATTTCTTCTATTATCATTTTTTTTGTCATCCTACGAATGTTAGACCAATAATCTGAGTATTCTTTTTTTGCTTGTATTTTTTCTTTTATTGCTTGAAAGTCCATTTCCTTTAGATTTTCTTCTATTATTTCATTTTTTTCATCCATTAAATCTTTCCTTCTTTCATTAATTTTTTCTTTTATTTCGTATCTTTTAATTTCTCCCTTAGGATAAGGTAGGATAGGATAATTTAATTTATTCGTTATGCTTTTATTGCAACCATGGAATAAAACGTATCTATATTTTGAACTTCTGGTAACTCTTTCTGTCTTTACTCCTTTGTGGTGTCTAGAGTGCTTTCCAAATCCTGCTGAGATATCTGTTCTTTTTTTTGTAATTCCTGTAAATAAAAAATTGCTTGCTTGATAAATGTAACCGATATGATTCATTTCAGAATCTGCATAAGACACAATAATGAGTGGTTTCGGAAGTAGCTTTATGCATTTAGCTATAAAATAACTAGCTGTGTTTTTGGGTAATCCTTCAAAGATAACCAAACGATTTAATTCGATGACTTTTTTTTTATTTTCTTCACCACAAATCCCTTTACACAAACTAGGACTTGCAGGTGAACCGAAAGAACAAATTCCAACTAAATTTTCTTCATGAACCAAGCCGTAAGCGTAAGAAATTGAAGGCATCCGTTTGGCATAATGAATTCCTAATAAAAATGGTTTTGTATCTTCATATGATACTTTTTTAACTTCAAGATTTCTTATCATTTTTTTTATCCATTATATTTTACCCTCTTTCATTAATTTTTTTGTTAAACCTTCTTCTAGCTGAGAAATGGTATATCCTCTTGTTTTGGAGGTTTCAAACCATTCTTCAAACCCTTCTAGATCACCCTTTCCAAGCTGATATTTTGCCTTTAATGCTGAAGGTGCAGGCTTGTCTTTCTCACCCTTTAAAACTTCCTGAATATCAATTGCATTTTCAACTTCCTCACGACTTGCAACACCTCGTTTGATTTCTAGACCAAGGTTAGCAAGGCATCTGCCAACCACAGAGGTTTCACAGTTTTCTAAGGCTGAAGTCTTGTTGATGTAACTAGACCCTTCTTTTTCAAACGCATGACCTGTAGAGCTAATTACGTTCGTCTGATCCCTATAAGCATAAGCTTTCATGATGATGATCCCGTCATTCCAACTTATCAATTCTGTATTTATTCTGCCTTCTGGGTAGAGTTCATAAAATTTTAAGATTCTTTCGTTTACTGTAATGTAATCTTTTAAAATATCTTCTTTTGACATTTTTATTCCTCCCGATTTTTTTCTACCATATATAATCCTTTTTCAATGCTTTCATATAACTTTGTGAAGTCATTATTCGTACCAAAAAATGTAACCGATGATCCATCTAAACAAACCTTCAATGTTAGTACGTCAAGATCAGCATCTTTTGGAAAAGTTTTTGAATTTAATACATCTTCTTTATCTTGATATAATCTTTCAAATGTTATTACTGCAGGTTCCTGATAAGAATTAGGAAAGTGCATGAATATGCTTGTCATTTTTTTACCTCCTATTCTTCAATATCTTTTTCAAATACTATGATTAACCCACTAACCACCACTAATAGTAAAAGTACAAAGCCGATTAAGTACCATATCATGTTCAATACCCCCTTTTAACTTTCAAATATCCTATATTTCTCTCTAATCCATCTTTTGACACATTCCCAGTCACAGTAATAATTTCCTTCTAACATTACATACTTTTGTGTTATATGAACGATTTTCTCGCAAAAACAAAATCCGAGAAAATTTTTAGGTTTCATCATATTTCCACATTGACAAAAAGGAATGAATTGTTTTTTTTCTTCTTTGTTCCATTCTAATATTCGTTTTTCAGCCATCGTATTATCCCCCTTTAAGGTTCTATTCCTAATCTTTCAATCTCTGCATCAAGCTGATAATACAAGTCCATCAGTTGACCAAGAGTAAAATATATACTTACTGTTGCATCGTGCGTTATATAACTCTCTGAAAGTTTATTACCTATAATAATATTTAAACATTCCCTTCCCGTAACCTGAAAAATTTCTAGTTTAATTGATTGACCATCCTTCATGTGAATACTGTTGTTAGTCATTATTATTCCTCCTCTTTAAAATCAAATAGTTCATTAATACTGACTTCAAATAAATCTGACAACTTCTTTAATGTTTTGAGATTGGCTCCCTTGCCGTTCTCAATTTTGTAAATCGTCATTGGTGTTACTCCAATCTTTGCCGCTAGTTGAACTTGAGTCAAATCAAATTTTTTCGACTTCCTGAAATATTTTAGATTACTTTTTAGAATCATTTTGTCACCTCCTTTCATATAGAATAACATATATCAATTATAAAAGTCAACGTTTATCGTTTTGAAATAACAAACATTTATTACTCTTTTATGAAAGGCTGAATTTTGAAAGCAATCTCAAAAAACATGATTTCGCATAAAGTTTTCAAATCATTGAATTCAATTTTGATGATCTGACTTTGATCTTCAATCATTATTTCAAATCCAGTTTCAACTTTATTGATATTTATTTCAGAATATTTTTTTAAATTTATTACATGATAACTTTTTTCCATAGTAGCCGCCATTTTTTTATCTCCTCTTTATTTTATAAAGTTTTAGAAAAATCAGAATTTTTAATCAGTTCTTCGATTTCTATAGAATTATAAATTTCTTTACTATTACAGTTCTCATCGCCTTTTTTATGAGAGTAGCTTCCGCAATCCTCGCATACTGTTTTGTGCCACTCTGTATATATAGAAACTTTCTTTTTTTCTAATTTTAAAAAATTTATTACTTCAATATATTTTTTTAAATTTATTACGTGAATCCTTTCCATTTTTTCACTCCTTTACATAGTAGTCATTAAAAGTTTTGAAGCAATTCAGTGATAGAAAATATTCCAATATTTCTTCATCTTCGTATGCCATACCTGCATAATTTTCTGGTAAAACGTCCGAATCAATTAAGTTCAGTAGGATTTCATCCCATAAATAATTCTGGACATCTTTCCTTTCCGAGCTTACGATCCTCACCTTTTTTCTTTCAACTTCTTTAAATATTATTTTTTTGTAATCCTTGTAATCCATCAAATCACCTCCTTATATACTAATCTTACATATATTTATTATACTTGTCAATACTAAACTTCATATCTTTTGAAACTTTTTTTATAACTTTCCTCGTAACTTTTTTTCAAGATATTAAATTCAATTTTATTTTGCAAAAAACCTTTTTTAATTTTTAAAAAATAATCATCATCTGGTACATCAAAGCCATAATTCTCGGTTAGAAAGTAAACATTGCAAAAAACATTTTTATTTTTTGAAATTATTTCTTTAATTTTTCTTTCATAAATATCTGGAACACCCTCGTAATAGTCTAGAATTTTTTCTTGTTTTTTACTTAGATCATAAATCACTCCATAAACTGCATTATCTTTTTCTGGGATTATGTTTGCAACTGTTTTGAAATTTCCGTTCATCTGAAAACACAAACTATAATCTAATAATTTTGCTGTACCCACAATTTTGCTTTTGCCCACTCTTTCAAACATCTGTTCCTGCAAAGTGTTACTGCCGTATGCAAAGTAAAACATATAAAACCACCTTTTTTTAAAAATTATTTTTTAATAATTGATGATTCTCTAAAATATCCAAATTATAAATGTAAATAAAAGCTTCAACCTCTTTATTTTTTAAGATTATTTTTTCATTTTTTCTTTTGTATAAATCGAATTCATCTCCTGAGTACCCTTCTAACATGTCTAATTTTTTTAATATTATTTTTTCATTTTTTTCAAAGGAATATAATTCGCCTTTAACAATATCATTTTCTAAACCTGCAACCACCATTGGAAAAAGTCCGTTTGTGTAAATTTTATATCCTCTGACGTAACCATGTTTCATACTTTTGTAACCTGCCATCAAATAATGATTGTATTTGTTTCTTTTAAGCGTTCCGTAAACAAAGATGTTCATTTTTTTCTCCTTTTTTTTCAAAAAATAATTTTAAAAAAACCCTCCTAAGAGGGTTCAACCTTTTATTTCTTTTATAAATAACTGCAATAACAATTCCAACTCCCTATCATTACAGCTCAATGCTTGAAAATCTAATTCTGTTATGTTGTAATAATCTACATTCAAATTTCTGGATTTCAACGGTGAATATCCTGTGCTGATTAATATATTATTAATCACATAATAATCACATGCCCAACCATTTTGACCAACGCTGTAAGCAATCGCATCCGTATTTCTTAACAAGTTCTGTAATCTGCAATAACCGATTCCTAAAATAGTATCATAATTTCTATTCATTTCTTTTTTTGTTACTTTGAATTTCATTTATCATCATTCTCCTTTTTTTTGTTACTTTAAATTTCATTTTAATCCGTTTATACTCCAATTTTTGCCTGTTATCTCGTGATCTCCGTTTGCATTTAAATATCCTTTATTAAAATAATTATCAGATACTACTGCAAAGCTTACAAAAACAAAAATATGAGTTTTGCATAATTCTTTAGCTAGTTTAACTGCCTTTGTTTTCGATAAATTAAATTTGGTATTTTCATTCATGCCAAGCGTATCATTCGACCAATTTACATTGTATTTAATAATTTTAATCATCCTTTTTTTAATTTTATTTTTTTAATTTTTTTACGGTTTAAGGATCACCGTAAACCCTTGTATATTAGTTATTGTAGTTTTCAATGTATCTTAAATAATGATCCATGTCGTCAACAAACTCGTAAAAATCACTGATTTGGTAGACGGAATCAAGAAAAAGTTTTCCATTTCCGTCAATGATTATTGATGCTGTTTCGTCACCGTGTTGCGAATGTTCTAACAAAAAGTAAACTTGATGTTTGTAGCTAAATTCGTGTATCACGTGCCAAGTGCCTATAAATTCTTTAACTCTAATCCCTGTGGATCCGATTGTTTTTCCGGACACCATAGCCTCAAACTCTGTATCAAACTCTTTGCTTACCATTGACAAGATTAACAACTCCTTTTTTTATCTTATAATCTTATTATATAGGTTTATATGTAATTAGTCAACATATATTTATATTGTTTATTAAATAGATAAAATTAAAAGTGACTATTTTTTGAGAAAATAAATTTAATTTTTTTTGTTGCACGCTGCAGATCTTACTTTTTTTAAAAAAATAAATTGAAATTCGTGCGAAGCAGCTCTTTGTTCATATTTTTTTAAGAAAATAAATTGAAATAAATTATAGTTAATCTTTTTTTTGAGAAAATAAATTAATTTTTTTTGAATTTATAAACATGGTCAATCATTTTTGAGAAAATAAATTCATTTTTTTTGAAGTGTTGGAGATAGTTAATCTTTTTTTGAGAAAATAAATTGAAATAATTTATGGTCAATCATTTTTTTGATAAAATAAATTGAAATAAATCAGAAAAAAAAGACGACTTGCGTCGTCTAAATGTAAAACTCTTTGTAATCATCAAACGATAATTGTAACTTTTTGAACATCGCCTCGATGTTATCTATTGTTGGTGTGCGTCTTGCAAAGGTGTCAAGCACCTTAAACGAACTTGCTTTATACATCAATGCGTTCGTAAATTCAATCCAACGCACTGTATCGTCTATGTCAAGCGTTGATTGCATTGCTCTAAACTCAAGCGTTCTATGCCTATTTTTAGATGCCACGTTTATATTTCGATATCTTATAGACGTGTTCGGGTTTAATTTTTCTGAGTCGGGCGTATAAATTTCCTCATCCATAATCAATTTTTCATATCTATCTAGTACGATACTATCAATCATATCATCAAATTGTCCGTCTATAGATGTGTATGGCTTACAGTAGCCGTTGTGTAGGCGTTTTTTTCCTACAAGGTCTTTGATCAGATGATCTGACTGTGCATAATACTTCATCACTTTGACAATATCAGACTTTGTCAGGTCGTTTGTAGCTAAGTCATGATGTATGTGTAAGCCACACGTATCATTAAATTGTACAGCACACTTTTTATTCAAGACGGCTTTAATTTGGCGTAAATGACTTGTAAACTTTGATAGGTCTGTATACGGACGTGAGACCAGTTCATATCCATTTAAACCGCTACCTCTAACGCTACCATCAGTTACTATCTTGTAGTCGCTAGTGACGCTATTGTGTCCGTACGGTTGATACTTTACGTCTATACCTGTTAGCGTTGTGATCCTATCGGCTACAGATGTACCATTCATCGTTGTCAAAAACTCTAGTTCATAGCCAAATTTAATTTGTCGTGTCATTTTAATCATTTCCCTTCATATTTTATTGTATAAACTTTGTATAAACTTTGTAGAAGGTTGGTTTTGTGTCACTTCTTACTCTTACTATCTCATGAATTTATTATTTATGTCAATAGGTTTATTATGTTTTTTTAAAATATAATTTGTATTTTATTAATAATTTACGTAAATGTTATGGATCAGATAGCCCATCTCTGTCTTAATCGTAAAAAATACTATTTAATTTTAATAAAATAAAGTGAATATTTATGCATGTTTTGGTATAAAAGTGTGTTTTGTAGAGGGTTTAGAGGGTATGTAGAAAGTTTAGGAGTAATAAAACAAGGGTAGGTAACCCAATGGAGAATTGATGTATATATATAGTACAGTGATATACAAATAGCCATTTTACCTTATATCCATTTTTTTCCATAATAAATAATCTATCAAGAGGATATGATAGAAAGGGCTTGTGTACATTATGTACATTGTGTACTTTGTAAAACAATATTCTTTTGGGTTTCCTCTCCCCCTGTACCCCCTCTCCTTCCCACGTGTACTTGTTTTCTTTCATTCTTTTAATGTCTTTTTCTTTCTTACTTTCTTTAATTCTTTTAAATATTTAATTAATTCGACATTAGATATACGGAATCCTTCTAAACAAAAATATGGTTGTGTGACAACTTTGTGAACATTATATAAAAAGGATAGATTTTTTATTGATTGGTAAATATGATATGATGGACATGCCTAAAAAATTTTTTGAAAAAAAGGAGAAACTATGGAAATTAAAATAAATCCATATCCAAGACAAGTAGAGTTCTTTAAATCAAAAGCACGATACACAGCATATGGAGGTGCAAGAGGTGGAGGCAAATCTTGGGCGGCTAGAACAAAAGCAGTTCTTTTAGCAAGTAGATATGCAGGTATACAAATTCTATTGTTAAGACGTTCATTAAAAGAATTAAGAGAAAACCATGTATTACCATTACAAAAGATGTTAAAGGGAGTAGCAAATTATTCTGAAATGAATAAAGAGTTTACCTTTCCAAACGGCGCTAGAATTGTATTAGGTTATTGTTCAACAGATTCAGATGTACTTCAATACCAAGGACAAGCTTATGATGTTATCTTCTTAGAAGAAGCTACACAGTTTACAGAAGTTCAGTTTAAAACATTTACAGAGTCGAATCGTTCTAGTGGTATGATGTCTGAAAAGTTCTCTCCAAGGATGTATTTTACCTGTAATCCTGGTGGAATAGGTCATAATTGGATGAAAAGATTGTTTGTAGACCGTAGCTATATAGGTGCAGAAAAACCTGAAAATTATAACTTTATAAAATCAACTGTTTATGAAAATGAATACTTGATGAAGAATAATCCAGAGTATGTAGAAAACCTTGAAAACCTGCCTGATGCACGTAAAAAGGCTATGTTATATGGAGATTGGGATGCGTTTGAAGGACAATACTTTGAAGAATTTAATAGAGATATCCACGTCATTGAACCATTTGATGTTCCAGACCATTGGGACAAATATGTGACTTTAGACTATGGACTTGATATGTTAGCCGTTTACTGGATTACCATTGATACAGAAGGAACTGCTTATATCTATAGAGAATTCTGCCAATCCAATTTAATTATATCTGATGCGGCGAAAAGAATATCTTCTTTAACTAGAGAAAAAGTTAAAGTGTTTTATGCACCTCCAGATCTTTGGAACAGAAGACAAGATACAGGAAAGAGTGCGGCTGAAGTATTTAATGAGAATGGATTATTCTTAGTCAAATCTAACAACGATAGAGTGCAAGGTTGGTACAATATAAAAGAATGGTTACAAGTATTTGATACCAAAGATTCACAGACAGGATTGGATGTAAAGAGTACACGCTTGAAAATTTGGAAAAATTGTGCTATACTAATCAAAAATCTGCCATTATTACAACACGATGAAAAGAAAACAAATGATGTAGCAAACGAACCTCATGAGCTTACTCATAGTCCAGACGCATTGCGTTATTTTTGCTCTATGAGACATCCTTCTTCTTCAAAAAATGATTCAAAACCAATTAGAAATGGATTTAATTCAGAAAAACCAAAAGAAAATGAATTAACAGATATGAATATACATAAATCATATGTTAATTATGGTTTCTAAAGGGAGAAAATAATGTTATATATTTTAATTTTTATAATGATCATGGTATTTCCTATTATTTCCGTTATTATATACAGAAAAGGCATTACTGATGGAATTGATTTAATTAAAAATAAAGAAATAAAGCCATTAGAAAGTCCTCAAATTAAAATTTTTACAAAAAAAGAAGAAAAAGAAGATGACGTAGTAACTTCGGGATTTAACAACCTGATGACATATGATGGTAATCCTCCGAAAGGGGTATAACAAATGGCGACGAATCCTAAAGGTTATATGGGGAAAGAAACAGAAGAATGGAAACAGTATCAAGCAGGAATAGATTATAACCATAAAGTAGATTTATACCAAACTGTAAACAAAAACGAAAGATTCTATGCAGGAGATCAATGGATGGGTGTTGTTAGCAACGGACTTCCTACTCCTGTTTTTAATATTTTAAAAAGGATTATAAATTATTTCGTTTCATCAATATTAAGTCAGAATGTATCATTACATTTCGTACCAGAAAATGTAGGTGATGTAGCTTCTACTGAAGAAGAAGAAAAAATTAAAAAAGCTTCACAATTACTTTCTAGTTATTCAGCAACTTTGTTTGAAAAAAATAAAATTAACAATAAATTAAGACAATGGTTATTGGATGCAGCAATTAGTGGTGATGCTTGTGGTTATGTTTACTGGAACTCTGAAATAGATACAGGACAAGCTTCAAAAGGCGATATAGATGTAGATACTGTAGATAACGTAAATGTTTTTTTTGGAGATCCAAATGAAGTAGATGTACAGAAGCAAATGTATATTATTATATCAGCAAGAGAACTTGTTATTAATTTACAAGATGAAGCAAGAGCAAATGGTTTTCCTGAAGAAGATGTATTGCGTATAGGTAGTGATGAAGAAACTTTTTACCAATCAGGGGACAGATCGCAAATTCAACTTGATTACAGATTTTCAGGAATGGGGAAAACAACCTCACTTCTTAAATTATATAAAAAAGATGGAAAAGTTTTTGCTAAAAAAATAACAAAGTTTACAAACATTCGTGATGAGTGGGACACAAAACTAACATTATATCCTGTTACTTGGATGAATTGGGATGTTAGAAAAAATTCATATCATGGTCAAGCATTAGTTACTGGTATCATTCCAAACCAAATCTTTATTAACAAAATGTTTGCAATGGCAATGATGTCATTAATGCACACAGCTTTCCCAAAAGTAATCTATAACAAGAATATGATTACAGCTTGGAACAATCAAGTTGGAGCGGCTATTGGTATTGAAAGAATGGGTAATGAATCGGTAGGTAATGTTGCTCAATACATGAACGCAGGTCAAATGTCTGAACAGGTCATGAGAACGATTGACTTAGCCATAAATTACACGAAAGACATGTTAGGTGCAAATGATAACTTACTTGGAGATATTAACCCAGAGAGGGCTTCAGGTCGTTCTATCATTGCAGTACAACAAGCATCAGCAGTTCCTTTAGAAAGTATTAAACAAAACATGTATCAATTCTTAGAGGATATGGGTTACATTTGGTTAGATTATATTTCTAACTATTATGGAACAAGAAAGATAGATGCTGAAATTTTAGGTAAACGTCAAATTGTAGAATTTAATTTTGATGATTTACAAAAGATGAAGTTTCGTTTAAAAATAGAAGTAGGGGCTTCTTCTTATTGGTCTGAACTTGCTTCCATTGAAACTTTAGATAGATTGCTACAACAAGAAGCAATTACATTCAAACAATATTTAGAACGTATTCCTGTAGGACTTATTACACAAAAGCAATCTTTGCTCGAAGACATTAAAAACAAAGATGTCAAACAGCAATTCATATTTGAACAACTAGCTAAATTTGTTGATGGACTACCACCAGAACAACAACAAGCTATCCAACAATTACCACCTGAAGAACAAGAAAGAGAAGTCATGCAAATGATGATGCAACAACAAGGAGGAATTTAATATGTATGGTTCAAAAGGAAAAAAAGGGAAAGTTGATGTTGTTATGGCTATGATGTTTGGTAAAAAAACACCAATGTCAAAAAAAGCTAAACCACAAGTAATGAAATCTTATGGAAAAATGAGTTCAAAAACTAAAAAAATGTAACTTGCCCACCAAGGCATAGGAGGAAATTTAAATGGATGACAACCAAATCATTGATTCAGCATTAGAGATAACACAAGAAACACCTAGTCAAGAAACAGTTACACCTGTAATTACAAATGATAATGATTATTTAGAAATAAAATACAATAAAGAACAAATACGTATTGATAGAGAACAAGCGAAAGAACTTGCACAAAAAGGAATGAATTACGAAAAAGCAGTAGAAAGAGCGAAACAAGAAGCAAGAGACAGTTATATATCCGAACAGGGTTATGAATGGAACGGAAAAGCAATTACTACAGAATCCGACTACCAACAAGCTTTGAAAGAAAAAGAAATGATTGAGCAGTATCAACAAAAGGATTTACCTGATGAGGTAATTCAAGAACTTGTTGAAAATAGAAAGTTTAGAGAAAACTATGAAAAACAACAAAATGAAATACAAACTAAAACTCAGAGAGACCGAGATTTTCAAAACTTCTTAGAAGCATACCCTGACACAAAAGCAGATTCTATTCCACTTTCAGTATGGGAAACCGTAGAAAAAGGGGAGAGTCTAGTAAATGCTTATATGCGTTATGAAAATCAATTGCTCAAACAAAAACTAAATATAGAACAAAAGAATCAAGAGAATGTGAATTCATCTATTGGTGCAGTTCGTTCTTCAGGAACAATAAACCCTTTTTATACAAGGGAGCAAGTTAGTAAAATGTCTACAGCAGAAGTAAATCAGAATTGGAAACAAGTACAAGAATCTATGAAAAAATGGTAAAAGGAGAAATGCTAAATGTCGATCTCAAATTTCATTCCACAAATATGGTCTACAAAAATTATTCGTACATTAGAAGATAATTTAGTAGGTAAAAGAATTTGTACGCTAGAGGCTGAAGGCGAAATTAAAAAATCAGGCGATACTGTATTTTTTAATGGACTAGCTGACCCAACGATTTCTGCATACTCTGGTAGTGTTTCTTATGAAGCATTGCAAGATGCAGGAGTAGTAATGTTAATTGACCAAAAAGATTATTTTGCTTTTAAAGTAAGCGACATTGAAAAAGCACAAGCAAATGTAGATGTAAAAGGTAGCCAAGCAGATCGATCTGCTTATAAACTTCAACAAGCCGCTGATTCTTACATCTTAGGATTACATGGACAAGCTTCATTAACTTCTTCCGCAACTGTAACTTCAGCTAATATTTTCTCAAGTATTGGAGAAGTTCAAAATTCATTAGCACAAGCTAACGTATCTGATAAAGATATGTGGATGATTATTACTCCTTGGGTTAGACTTAAACTAGAACTTGCAGGAGTTAAGTTCCAAATCAACAATGGTGTCAACGGAACTGGTGGAATGGCTTGGACAGATTCTCTTGGATTCGATATCTATGTTACAAACCAAGTTGTTAATACAGGTACTGTAGCGTCTCCAGTTTCAAAAGTTTTAGCAGGTGCTTATAATTCAATTGGATTTGCCAGTCAGATTATGGAAACTGAAGCAGTTCGATTAGAATCCTCATTTGATACAGGTGTTCGTGGATTGCATGTTTATGGCGCTAAAGTAATTCAACCTAATCTTCTTCATACAGCTACGTTAACATATGCAGCTGAAACTACTATTTAATTAATTAAGGAGGAAACCTAAAATGGCAGCAAAAACAACAGCAACAACAGTAGCGGCTACAAGTCCGTTATTAAATACACCTACAGCAACTGCTTTTACAATAGCAGTAAATACAGGAACAACTTCAACAGATACTGAGTTTTTTGAAATCACAGTAACTAAAGCTGAACCTCGTGGTGTTATTATAATTTCAAACTTTAGTACAGTATCAACTTCCACAGTTCGATACACAGTAGTAGCTCCAACAGGAACTTCTAAATATTGGGCGGCAGGTTCTGATATTGCTGAAGGTACAATTGCAGGAGCTTTAGCAAGTGGTGCAAATCAAGCTTCAATTGTTATCGAAGGTGCAAAATATACTAACACAAGTGGAAAGATTCGTGTAAATATTGCTTTATCAACAGCAGGTGTTACTACAGGTGGTCTTGCGGCAGTAACTAAAATTGCATACGTTCAACTTCCGTAATTAAATAGGGGAGAGAAATCTCCCCTCCTTTTTGGAGAAAAAAATGAAAATTATTGGTACACCTAATTTATTAGTGAAATTTAGTAAACCAATAGGGACTTTAAAATATATAAAATTTAATGATATTGGTGAATATGAAACAGAAAATGAATCAATTATTAAAAGACTTTCACAACATTTTAGTATTGGGAAGTTTCCATGTAAATATTGTAATAAGTTCTTTGAAAATAAAGGTGATCTATTAGTTCATTACCGTAAACACAAGGAGGTAAAATAATGAGTCAAGCAATTATTAGTTTGCTTAATGGATTAAAAGGAGAAGATTTTGTAGCCGTAACACCATCGGATAGCACTGTACTCACATTAACTCAAGGTATATATATAGGAACTTCTGGTGATCTAGTTGTTTTAACAAAAGCAGGAACAACAGCTACTTTTAAAAATATAAGTTCAGGAGTTATTTATCCAATTCAGTGTACTAAGGTTGGAGTAAGTTCAACTGCCGCTGATATTTTGGCGGTGTATTAAGGATGAGTGGTTACGGAATTGCAAATGCTATAGGATTTAATTCTTTAGGATTTTCTCCAAAATCAATTTCAAATATGCAATTATGGTATGATGCAACCGATGTAGGTACACAAGGTTATTCATTAGATTTTGACGGTGTAGATGATTTAGCAACAGCGGATAATGAAATAACAGCATATCCTTTTACATTTGAAACTTGGGTTAAATATGATGTAGTTGCCAGTAAAGCTTTTTTAGCTATTAATCAAAGTGATAATAATACTCGATATTGGGGATTAAGAGTAAGTTCTTCACTATTTACAATAGTATCAAGAAACACAACTCAATTTTTAACATCAGGAACAACTACAGTATTAGCTAATACATGGTATCATATTGCAGGAGTTTTTGAGTCAAACACATCAAAAAAACTTTACGTAAATGGAGTTTTAGAAGCAACACAAACAGATAACGTAACTTTTAATAATTCAGCAAATAACAAATTATTAATGGGATTATATAGACCTGTAAGTGGCGAACCATTTAATGGCAAACTATCTGATGTAAGAGTTTGGAACACAGCGAGAACCGTAACAGAAATATTAGATAATTATAATAAGCGATTAATAGGTAATGAAACTGGTTTAGTTGGTTACTGGAAACTAAGCGAAGGCATATCCGCAGTAGCAAAAGATTTTACAAGCAATGCAAATGATGCAACAATAACTGAAGCAGTATGGATTGTGGACGAACCGTTTAGCAATGGAGTTATTTCTGATTATTCGAGCATGCGAATATGGAAAGATAAAAGTATTAATGGATATCATGCTACACAAGCAACAAGTGCAAATCGTCCAACATATAGAAGTAATCAAATCGATAGCAAAGCTACAATACAATTTGATGGAACTGATGATTCTTTATCATTGCCTAGTGGTGCATTAAGCATATTGAATAATGTTGCAGGGGCAAGTATATTTATAGTTTATAAAGCTACAACTGATTTAACATTACAAACACCTTTATGGATTTCAAGTGGTACATCAGTGAATCAATCAAGAGTGAATTTAAGAAAATCTGCTACTAATACATTTAGTTCATTTGGTCGCAGATTAGATGCAGATGCTACTGCGCAAAATGTTCAATCTACTACAACAAATATTGGTAATTATATTTTACAATCTGTAAAATTTGACTATCAAAATACTTTACTAGAACAATATTTAAATAATTCATTAGAAGGTCAAAGCTTAACTTTTCAAACTTCAGGAAACACAAGTAATACAAATTCACTTTCTTTTACTTTAGGTTCTACTAATTCAAGTAGTTTTTTAAATGGTAATATGGCAGAGCTTATTATTTATAATAAAACATTAAGTACAGCTGAATTCAATAATGTAAACAAATACCTTATGGCGAAATGGGGATTATAAAATGATTCATAGATACTTTGTTATTACAAAAGATAAGAAAGACGAAGCGAATTTATTTTGTAATTCTATTGGTGCAGAAGGCGATACTTTTACAATTCCACTTTTTAAGAATCAAGTTCATACTCATTACTGGACTGGTTGGTTAATGACTACAGAACAGTATTTACAAATGGCAAACAAGTACACTACAAATTTTGATAATTACATGGAAACTTTAGAAACTCTTGGTTTAGAAGTCAAAAGTGGAGTTGATGAATAGTGGCTACAACTGTACAAGAAGTATTTGAAATTACAATGGATCTGATTGATGAAAGATTAGATACTGGTGTTATTGATGTGACAGACACAGCTTTATATAAAGTAAAAACTCCAGGTATTCTAAATGTTTTACAAGCAGAACTTTTAAAACAAGGCGATATTTATTCGACTTATTCTATTTCAAACAAACCAATAAACAATGAACTTGGAACACGATCTGAATTTAATGTAGAGAATTATGAAGGAACAGAACAAACGTACGTTGCAAACTCTCAATGTAAAGCATATTATTTTGAAGTAGATGACACTTCTACAGTGATTATAGAAGATTATACTTCTTCTTGGAATACGTTAGCAACTATAAGTGCTACTTCCACAAATGGTTTTACTGCATATAAAGGAATAGTAACACCTACTGTAAATGCAACTAAATCAAGAATACGTTTTACAGGAAGTTATTACTATAGACATGTAAACAGAGCATTGTTTAATGTTCCATTTTTAAATGCTACTAAAGTACCTGATTATAGACCTTGGATTAAAAAAACAATGCCATCTGATTTCAAAAGTGTAGATGAGATTATTAATGAATTTTATGAAAGAAATTATACAAAAGATGCAAATTTTAAATGGGAAGGTAGAAATCAACTTTATATAGATTATTATTACGAAGGAAATATTCGCATTGTTTACCATCCAATCCCAACAAAATTAACCACAACAACAGAAGATGTTCAAGTCGATGATATTACGGCAAGAACTATTTTGCCATATGGATTAGCTGCTCATTTATTATTAACAGAAAATACTGAATCAGCTTCTTTCTTTCAACAAAGATATGAAGAACTTAAATTTTCAGGGACTAGACAACAAGCGGCTAGTGCTGAACAAATTGCTGACATTTATGGAGGGATATAAATGGCTGTAATACGTAAAACTTCATCCCCAAAACCTTTACGAGTAGAACGTTTTTTAGGTTTAAATGAAGATACAACAGGAGATACTCAATTACAAATTGGCGAATCTCCCAATATGACAAATTTTAGATTAAGTGAAAATTACAAACTTAAAAAGCGTGAAGGATATACACAACTTTTTACTGGTTTAGGAGCATATAGCGTTAGAGGTATGTTTAATGGTTCTTTAAATGGCAGTGAAGAATTTTTATTTAATGTAAAACAAAAAATTTGGCGTGAAGAAAATATAGAAAATACAGATTATAATTCGTTAGATGATACCAGTTATGTAAATGTAGATGTTGTTAAAACAACTGCATTGAATACACCTCTTGCGGGAACAACAGGATTAGATGAATATACTATTTATAACAATAAAAATGGTACAACGCTAACAGAAGTTTCATCAGCGAATATAGATTTAACATCTAGTGCAGGAAAATATTATTATCATACAGATAAAACTATTTGGATTATTGTAGCTAAAGGTACGTATGCTTCTATAAGTACGGCTAGAACAAGTTTAGGAATTTCTAAAGTGTATATAGCAATTAATTATGCAGGGTCTTATAAAACTATAGCGGATTCAGATATGTATTTTTTCTCATTTGAAGATACAGTTACTATTCATGGAACTCCACAAACATATCCAAGTGGTTCAGAACGAACATATAACAGAGAAACTAAAGTATATATGTTAAACGGTGATGAATATTACGCATGGGATGGAACTATTTTTGAAGTTGTAGCAGGATATACTCCTTTAGTCCGTATTGGAACACCTCCTACAGGAGGTGGTACTGCATTTGAAGTGACTAATCTTCTAACTGGTTCTAAAAGACAGAAATTTAATGGTTTATTAGCAGCAAATACAGTATATCAATTAGCAGAAACTACTATAGCAAGTGTTGATTATGTTTATGCAGATAATAAATTAGTTTTAGCAGGTGCGAGTTCAGGACAATATACAGCTAATTTAACAAATGGAACAGTTCAATTAAATGGAAATGTTTTTTTAACAGGAACAAATAATGTAGAGATTTACTGGACAAAAGGTGCAGGAGATAGAGCAGATATTACAACTAACAAATATGCTATGATTTTCGGTGGTCAAAACGACACCAGAGTATTTATCTACGGAGAAGGATTGCCTAATCAAAATCGTTATCATTATACTGATTTAGCAGATGGTGTTTTTTCAGCAGATTACTTTCCTACTACATTTTATCAAGAAGTTGGTTCTCCTAAATTTTCAATAACAGGAATTATTAGACAATATGATAGACAAATTATTTTTACAGATGAAGCGGCATATTATTCTTTTTATGAAACTACATTAATTAATGATATAGCAGTACCATCTTTCCCGACATTTCCATTAAATGAAGCAAAAGGAAACATTGCATTAGGTCAAGTTCGCTTAATACAAAATAATCCATATAGCGTTTGGGTTGGTGTTCAAGAGTGGGTAGCAACTAACGTAAGGGACGAACGAAATGCAAATTATATTTCAAAACGTGTTCAAAAAACGTTAGATTCAAAAACATTATCTACTGTAAAAACAGAAGATTGGGAAAAGAATTATGAATATTGGATGGCATTTGATAATATAATTATTATTCATAACTATCGTTTAAATGTTTGGTATAAATTTGAATTAGATCATAATGTCACAATGTTATATATTAAAAAAGATAACATGTACTTTGGAACAGATGATGGTCAGATAATGATGTTTGATGTAGATGTAAATTCAGATAATGGAAGTTTAATAAATGGTCATTTTGAAACAGGGTTTTATGATTTTGAAGCAGAATATTTACAAAAATTTATAGATGAAATATACGTAAGTTTGCAACCTTCTACTAATACATCTGTAAATATAACATTTGAAACAGACAGAGATTCAACATCTCAAACATATGTTGCTTCAATTAAATTATTTTCATTTGAAAATATTAATTTTTCTAATTTTACATTTTTAACAAGTGTTGTTCCACAACCATTTAGATTTAAAATAAAAGCTAAAAAGTTTGTATATTTTAAGTTAAAATTAGATAATAATACTGATGATGAAAGTTTAACAGTTTTAGCATTAAATCTTCCGTATTCATATGGAAGCAAAACAAGATGATGAGGTGATAAAATGTCATTAACAAAATTAACAACAGATCCAGAATTAGTAATACAAGCTTTACCAAATGAACCAACTATATCAGCAACTGCTCTGAAGGCTAAATTTGACGAAGGTGCAGGATTAATTAAAACTTATATTAATAGTACATTAACAACAGAAATTGACGCAGAACTAGCCGCAGTGGTGTTAGGTGACATACCAGACGGAACGATTACATTAACTAAGTTAAGTTCATCATTGCAAACTACAATTTCAGGAAAAGCAGAAAAAACATATGTAGATGCTAACATAATTGGTTCAACAGTTTATTCTTATAATAACTTAGGAGGTTTTTAATATGCCAGCAAATACAACACCAATATTCCCTTTAACACCAAAAGTAAGTTTTGGAAAAGTTTTAACAGCAAATACAAACTATGATGGTACAGGAACAGCAGGTCAAAAAGCAGTAATATTTACAGCAGGCTCAAATGGTGCAAGAATAGATCAAATTAGAGCAAGAGCATTAGGAACTAATATTACAACAGCATTAAGAATTTTTGTAAATAATGGTTCTGATAATACTGTAGCAACAAATAACACATTGGTTCAAGAAGCAACAATCTCAGCAACTACAGCTTCTCAAGTCGCGGCATTAGTAGATAATTTACTAACAGTTACAGTTGGTGCAGATACAGTTCCTGCTGTATTATACTTACCTGCAGGATATACAATTATTGCAAGTGTAGGAACTACCATAACTTCAGGCATACAAGTAACTGTGTATGCAGGAGATTACTAATGTTTAATGAATTATTAACAAGACCTGTAACAGAATCAGGGTTTAATTCATTAAAAATAAAAAAAGAAACATCAAATAAATATATTTATGCTAACGGAAAAGATTTTGTTTCTTTAACAAGTAATAATCCATATCCAAATAATAGCATAACTAAATCTTCAGAAAAAATAAATTTAAATATTTCAAATTCAAATGCAGGAGTTTCTAATGTTGGTATAGTTACAGCAAAAGATTTGGTAGATGTGGCTCAAAATATTAAAATTAATATATCAGGTGTAAAAAGAATAGGTTTTATTTGGGATGCTACTTTAGGTGCTTCAAATGTAACAACTTTTATTGCATTAGGAACTTCAACAGGTATGAGTTTTATTAATAATGCAAATGATTATGTTTCTGTATATAGTAGAACAAGTACGTTTACAAAAAGGTATGAATATCTTACTTTGCCTAACTTAACAACACAAACAGGATATCCATTTTTTTATCTTTGGTTTGTTTTAGAAGATGCTACAACTTTAGGTGGACAAACTTCAAATTCTAATTTATATGAATTATTTTTAGAATATTAGGGGTGAAATATGTATTACTGTAAATATAGAAGAACAGATAATCTCATAGAAGAAGTATCATTAATACCATTGATACAAGATGAATTTTACTTTGTTAGTATTTCAAATTCAGAATTACCAATACAAAATTTTAATATATATGTAAAAGAAATAAATGAAAATAACGAAATAGTAACATACTCAGGAATTTTGAGAGAGGTGTAATTATGGCAACAATAGATAAAAAGAAAAATTTTTTACAAAAATTTAGTGATAAAGCTATGAGCACTATTAGATCTGATCGTGGTGTTAGCGTTAACTTACCTAATAAAAAATATACTATTCTTGATCGTAATCAACCTACACAAACATTACCATTTGTAACAGCTCCTTCATCTTTTAAAGCACCAACAACTACGTATAAGTCACCTGAGCAAGAAAGAAATGATAGATTGTTAGCGGCACAAGCATTAGCAAAGTATTCTAATACTACAACAACTTCCGCGACAGGTGTTCCAACAGGCACTACAAAAGTTTCTACAAAAGATACTACAACAGTTACTCCAAAAGATACTACAACAGTTGCTCCAACAGCAGGTGGCAAACCAGTTAATGTTGAAAATGAAGTAGAATATTTAAAAGGTATACTTAATAATCCTGATTCAACTGATGAGGCTAAAGCATTTGCAATTAAAGAAGGTAAAAGATTATACGGTACAGATATTACAGAAAAAACTACTGACGAATTAAATTTAGATGCAATTAAAGCACAAGAAGCTTTTATAACAAAAGGTGTGGAAAGTAACGTTCAGGGACTTACAGATGCACAAACACAAGCACTTGCAAGATTAGAGGCACAAAGAGCAGGGATTGCTCCACAGTATCAAGGTTTACGTACACAAGCTTCTAATCAAGCTATGCAACAAGCAAAGAACCTAGGTGAATATAGAGCCGCTAGAGGTCAAGCTATGTCAGGCTTAAGAGCTCAAGAAGAACTTCAAATGGGTGCTAACTTACAAGGTCAATTTGGACAAATTGGTTTAGCTGAACAAGGTGCTATTCAAGGTTTAGAAAACAAAAAAACAGAAGTTGCATTAGATTTTGAATCAAGGATTTCACAAGCTAAAACACAAGGAGAAGCAGAAAAAGAAAAATTTAAATTACAACAAACACTTAAAAATATTGATGAAATAAAAGCAAAAGCTGCACAAGAAATTCAAAACGCTTATAATTTAGAACAACAAAAATTAAAAGAAGCTGCCGAAATAGCAAAAGATGACAAAGATTATAATCGTAAAAAAGAATTAATTCAATTTCAAACTACTGAATCAATTAAAAAGGCTAATGCAGAAGCTCAGCTTAAAGCAAATCAAGCTACAGTTGATTATGAACGAGAATCAAAAGAAGTGAAAGAAGTAAAAGCAATACCTTATGATAAAAATCCACAGTATATATCATATTTAAATGAATTTGATTCTGATGCAACTAAGCCTTCTACAAAAGGAAAGGCAAATTTATTGGCGGAAGAATTTTTGGATGAGAGCGGAAAAAAATTAAATGCAAAAGCTAGAACTGTTATTACTAATATTAGAAGTGAATTTGGAGATGTGGCGGCAACAAAAGCTTTAAAAAATTTGGAGAAATTATTAAATTTACAAACATTTAATTTAGGATAGATTATTTTGTAAAAGGAGTAAACTATGGCTAGTTATAGAGATATCATGAATGAAACAAAATCTAATACTAAACTTAAAAGTTATAGAGATATCATCAATGAACCAATATCTAATACTCAACTTAAGAGTTATAAAGACCTTATAAATGAAACGGATTCTGGTAGCGAAAACGTAATTACTTCAGATGAAGTTATTAAAAATTCTCCTATTATTCAAGAAGTAAAAAAAGATTTACCTAAAACAAAAGAAACAGGCAGATTTTTAAAAAGACTTACTGATTCTGCAGGCTTTGGTATATTAGGGCAGTTAGATAAAAAAGCAGGTAAAGATACTTCTTATCTTGATGCACGTTCATTTAAAGATGACGCATTAGGAGCTTCTTTAGATTGGGCGGCAACATTAGCAGGATATGCAATACCAGGTCTAGGTTGGGCAAAAGCAGGAAAAGCTTTATTGAAAGCTCCAAAAACTTTTAAATTAGCTAAAACTATTTTTGCACAAGATATACCTAAAGGAACTAAAAATATAATAGTAAAAACAATTAAAGAACAAGCAAAAGAAGGATTAGTTGCAGGAGCTGCTTTTTCAGGTGCTGAAATTGGAGTAAGGGAAATGCTCAATCCTGATGATTACACTGCAAAAGATAATCTTAAAACATTAGGAATAGGTGCATTAAGTGGATTAGTAGCAGATCCGCTTGTTTTTGGTGCAATAAAAGGTGTTTCAAAATTAGCAAACAAAATAAAGAAAAGTCCTGAAGCTGAAGAACTTATTAAAAAAGCAAATGAAGTAACAGAAGAAGCTAAAAAAATAAATCCAGAAATTAAAGAAGATTTAATTAAAGATTTAAATAAAACAGTTAGTGAACCAGAGGAAATTTTGTACTCAAGCCCTGAACCTGATATTGTAAAACTATCAAAAGGCAAACAAGATAGAATGAGAAATATAGAAAGAAATGCAGAAATTGAAGAACAAAATAAACAATCGGGTATTGAATTTGATGTTAATTCAATTAACTCAGGAAAAGTTAAAGAAGAAGGAAAGATAGATCTTAAACGAAAAGCATTAACTTTTGAAAAAAATGTTATTGATAAAAATGCGTTTTTAAAAGAATTACCTAATGAAGAAATTTATAAACAGAAAATAGATGCAGGAAGAGCCGACTCTTTAGCTAATCAAACAAAAGGTAAAGCTTTTGTTGATGTTGAAGGAAATAACCTTGGAGAATCATTAGACAGCATTACTAAAAATTTTTCTGAAGAAGAAAGAATATTATTAAATGATTTTTTAATTTCAAAACATGCTCCTGAAAGAATGGAAAAAGGAGATAATGTTTTTACTGAAGAATATCAAATACAATATGGTGCAACTCCAGAAAATATGAGAAGAAATACTAAAAAATTTGAAGATGATCCTAAAAATAAAAAAATAGTAGAAGCGGCAAATAAAATAAATGTATTTACAAAAAATATTAGAAGTTTATTATTAAAAGAAAAAATATGGAATAAGGAAATTGTTGATGAATTAGAAATGGAATACCCTAATTATGTTCCACTTTTAAGATATATTGATGAAGAAAAAAATGTTAGAATTTTAAAAAGAGCAAAAAAAGGTGGTTCTACTAAGGAAATAATTTCCCCTACACTAGCATTAGAAGAACAAATAAGATTGTATTATACATTCGTTTTAAACAATAGGACTAATGTAACTCTTTTAAATTCAATTAAGAAAGACGATTCGGTATATAAACAACTCGGGATTGAAATTGTCGGAGAAACTAAAGTTGGAAAAACTTCAGAATTAGAAGATACAATGTCAGAATTTGAAGATTCGTTTAAAAAAAATACAGGAAAAGAAAAATATATATATGCAGTTGAAGATGGAGTTAAATATAAAATTAAGGTAGATGATCCAGAAATATACGAAGCATTGTCTTCAATAAGAGAACAAGATAGAGGTCTTGTTGTTGGTACACTTGAAAAGTTATCAAGAGCTACAAAACGTGGAGCAACTGGACTACTTGCACCTGTTTGGGCAGTAAAAGGAACATTCTATGATTCATGGATTGCTTTAAATAAAGCAAGAGATCCTATTCAACATTTTGGTCATTTAATTGGTTCATTTATTGGTTCTTTACCAAAGTCAGAGAAATTTGCACCTAATTTATCTAAAATGGCTGAGAATTTTTATTTAAGTGGTGGAGGATTCAACGAAACTTTAAAGTCTGCAACAGAATTTTTACCTTCAGACACTTCAACTTCTTTATTAAAAAAAGCAGCAAAAACACTTTTACCTATTGACGAATCATCAATATGGGGAAGATTTCAACAATACTTTGGTAATGTAAATAGAATAGCAGCTTTTAATACAGAGTTAAAAAGATTGGGTGGAGAAAAAACAAGAGAAAATGTTGCACAAGCTATAAAATATGCAAGAGAAATAACAACTGATTATTCAATAAAAGGTAAATGGGCTGAAAAGGCAGAAATTGGATTTCCATATACAACCGCTTCTATAGCAGGAGTTACTCAAAATTTAAAATTTTTATATAAAAATCCAATAAAAGTTATATCAAGAATAGTAATAGGTGTTTTAAGCCCTGCAATTTATGAATATGTAACATTTCGTAATGATCCTGATTATGAATTAATAAACAAAAGAGAGAAATATAGAAATATATATATTTCAAAAGACAAAGAAGGCAAATTTATAAAGATACCTATTGATCCACAATTAGGATTTATTAAACAAATGTTTATTAATTCTTTAGAAGCATTTCAAGAAAAAGATCCAGATACATTTAAAGGAGCCATGGAAGAACTTAGTAATATTTATTTACCTCCTCCTGTTTCAGGGATATTGCAACCATTAACAGATAAAAAAGGGAGTTTTACAGATATTATAACTAAAAGCACTGGTGCACCTATTGCATCTTTGCTTTCTAACAAAGGATTTTCAGGAATACCTATTGTTCCATTAGAGTATGAATTATTACAAGTAGAAGAAAAATATAAATATAATGAAAATACAACTTCAATTGCTAAAAAATTAGCAGAATACACAAAATTAAATCCATTTAAAATTGATTACATTATTAGAAGTTATGGTGGGGATTTTTCAAGATATTTAATGCCATTATTTTCAGAAAAAGGATTAGGAATTACTGGTTTAAAACAAGGTGGAACATTAAGAAGTGAAGAATTTTTTAGAGATTTTATAACAAACACAACTTTTAGTAATAATTTATCTGAACAATATTATACAGCAAAAAATTTATTAATAGAAGCAAAAAATCAAGAAAAATTAGGAGTTAAATTACCGAAGTGGTACGATGAGAGAGCATACAATTATATGACTACACAATCAAAAGGTTCTCCAAGTAAATTTTTATCTTACATGAAAGAACTTAAAAGAGAAACTTCATTAAATAAAAATTTAAGTAAAGAAGAAAGAGAAAGACGATTGAAAGAAATTAAAACAGAAGAAAATGCTTTTTTTATTAATGTTAATTCAATACTTAAACAAAAAGGTATTCCTCTAACAACAAAAAGGTAGGTGCGATTTTGGATATAAATCAAGAAATACTTCAAAGAATAACAAGAGTAGAAACCAAATTAGACATCTTTGCATCTGCTAAAGAAACAGCAAATGAAGCTTTACAAACTTCAAAAGATGCACACAGACGAATAGAAAAAATAGAAAAAATGATTTGGTTTTTAGTTAGCACTGTATTAAGTTCTTTGATATTGAGTATTATGGGCTTTATTTTTAAAGGAGGATTATAATAATGGAAAAATATTTTAATGACTTCATAAAAATGTCGAGTCCTTATGGAAAAAGAAAAAGTCCAATCAGTGGAATTGAAGAATTTCATAGTGGTGTAGATTTAGTTAAAAAAGATAAAGGCGAAATATATTGCATTGTTGGTGGTAAAGTTGTATTTTCTAAATTTGCAGATAAAGGTACAGGTGTTGGTGGATATGGTAATGCCGTATGTGTTGTTGACTCTAACAACCATTTGCATTTATATGGGCATCTTGATAAAATAATGGCAAAAGAAGGAAGCATATTAGAAAAAGGTGATTGTGTAGGAACTCAAGGAAACACTGGTCAAAGTGCAGGTTCTCACTTACATTATGAAGTCAGAACAAAAGTTACACCTTCATTTGGATGGGGATTTCATACAGATCCTATAAAATATTTAGATGGTTTCTTTAAAGAATTACCCGATGAAAACAAAGCTTGGAAAGAAGAAGGTCTGGAGTTTCTGCAAAAAGAATATGGTATATCAAAAGATTGGAAATCTACAGATACTGTAAGTTTAGGTTTACTTGGAACTATTTTAAGGAGGAGCAAATAATGGATAATCGTTATAAAAATTATGGTCTTTGGATGTCGTTAGCATCTTTTGTTTTTTTAATAATTCAAGAAAACGGATTTCAAATAACACCTGAAAAATGGGATGTGTATATTAATTCAATTTTATCTATATTAATCTTACTAGGTATAATCAATAACCCAAATACAAAGAACAGAGGATTTAGTGATGATAAATGATAAGCAAAGAAGATTCGCTGAAGAATACTTTTTAGATTCAAATTTTCAAAGAGCGTATATGCAAGCTTATGGTAGTACAAATAAGAGAAGTTCTAGAGAAATGGGTTCTAAACTTATTAAACATCCTGAAGTCATTTTAGAACTTGAGAGAATGAATAAAGAAAGAATGGAAAGAATTAACTGGACTTCAGACGAAGTGTTAAAAGAAATAAAAGAAATTGCACATTCTGAAGATTCATCTAAAGCAGAAAAATTAAAAGCACTAGAGCTTGCCGCGAAATCTATGGGTATGTTTAGAGAAAAAGTAGAGCATAGTGGCGGATTACAAATTATACTCGGTCAAAACATAGAGGAATGGGCAGAATGAAAACAGCGGCGTGGACAAGGAAAGAAGGAAAGAATCCAAAAGGCGGATTAAACGCAAAAGGCAGAGCTTCTTACAAAGCTGAAACAGGCGGGACACTAAAATCCCCTGTTAAGAGTGGCGACAATCCACGTAGAGCTTCTTTTCTAGCTAGGATGGGTAATGTGAAGGGTGCAGAAAGAAAACCCAATGGTGAGCCAACTAGACTCCTTAAAAGCTTACAAGTATGGGGTGCTTCTTCTAAAGTTGATGCACGTACAAAAGCAAAAGCTATTTCTGAAAGATTAAAGAGAAAGAAGGAGAAATAATGTATAAAGAAGGCAAGAAGCATGAAATGAAAGAAGGCAAAAAAGAAATGATGAAAGAGTATGGAACTTCAAATAAAAAAGTACAAAAAAAAATATCAAAAGTTATGAAAGAATTTAAAAAAGGCGAACTTAACATTGGTAAAAGCCCTAAAAAAGTAAAATCACAAAAACAGGCTGTAGCTATTGCATTGTCTGTAACAGGTTCATCTAAAAAGAAAAGGTGAAAAAATGGAAAAGAAAAAAAAGTATTTAGATTATTATAAAGAAGTAATTCCTACACGAAAAAAAACAAAAGAAGCAATAAAATTAATAAAACCTGCTATTCCTAAAGTTAAAAAAATAGCAAAAGATTTTGCGATTGATGCAGTTTTAACATTAACTCCAGTTGGAAAAATTTTTAAAGGTGCTAAATTAGCATCAAAAATTATGAAAAGGGGAAAATAAAATGCCAAATTATAAAATTAAAAAAGGTGACACATTATCTGCAATTGCTAAAAAAGAAGGAACTACAGTTTCAAAATTAATGAAATTGAATCCAACGATTAAAGATAAGAATATGATTATGTCAGGTACTAATTTAAATCTTCCTTATGATATGGGGAAATTGGAATCAAACGTAAAATCGGCTACTGATAAAGAAAAAACAGCTTCACTAAATCGACAATCTACTGGTATAAGAGCGACATCAGCTCAAGGTTCAGCAATGGTTGAAAAAAAGAAAAATGAATTAGCTCAAGGCACATCAATGGCTGCAGATAATAAAGGTAAATCACGTTCGGGTGCAGGTGCTTTTGCACTTGGTGCAGGAACAGCCCTCGCCGCAAAGGGTATTGTTAAAAAATCTTCAAGACAAATAAAAGAAATGATATCTAATGCTAAAGATAAAAAAATGGCAGGTTCAGTTAAAGTTGGCGGAATGTATGGAGATGTAAAAAAATTAGCAAAAAGTTCTGCTAACTACGCAAAAGTAGCAGGAAAAGTAGCAGGA